GGTTCTCGCAGGCCGTGTCGTAGGCCACGTCGGCGTCCGAGATGTACTCGATGTGCCGGATCATGCCGTTGAAAATTTCGGCCACCTCGACGTCAGCGCCGTCGTCTGCCGGGATCACCTTGGGCTGCGGCCTGTTCTGCCGCTGCTCGTTGGTGACTTGATGGACGTGCTGGGGCAGCTTGTTGATCGTCAGGCACGGCCTGGCGTTGATCGTCTGGCCCTGCACCGCGCCGCGAGTGGCAAGCACGTCAGCCGGCCACTGCCAGTGATTGTCGGGCGAGCCGGCGTAGAACCGCAGGTCGTCCAGCTCGTCCTCACGCGACTCAGACAGCGCAGAAATCGCCATGTCGAGGCGACTGCGGGCCGTCGAGAGCACCTCAGAGTCGCTCTTGTCCTTGGCCGAGCCGCCCTCGCTGACCGCTCCAGCAGCGGCGATTCCTGTGTAGTCTTGAGGCATGATTACTTGATCTTGCTCAGAACCTTAGTGACCGTGGCCTTGACGTTGGTGCCCGACGGAATGGTGCCGTGACAGCCCATACCCGGCATCTTGGAGTACGTCTCCTTGTTGCGGTCAGGCATCCCGCCGCCGGACATCTTCGGCTCACGGCTGTTGAGTTTGCTGATGGGTTCGAGGTGCTTGCTCATTTTTTGCCTTTAAAATTTACGCCCACACGCGGTGCGGGGTACTTACTTGAACTGCAAACGGCGTCAGTGTATCACTCTGAGGCCCACGGACATTGACATGCCAGCCTTTGATAGGAGTCATTACTGGCTCCTCGTCAGTGCCGCCCGTGCGCTTGTAGATAATGCCAATGGTGTCGATGCTGCCCTCGTATCCTTCCAGCGCAGCAGTGGCTTGGACTTCGCTTGTGAATTTTAGGTACAGATCAATCATCTCGTGATCCCTTGCAATTCAGCGTTTGCCAAACGGCGGGGGTAGTAGGCGAGTCTCGCTAAATGCTGCGATCCAATATTAGCGCCAGCCAAAGCACCTATTTCTGCTCGGTTTACAACAGGTACGGTTCCAGAAGTATCTGTACCTGCGGCCGCACCGTTTCGTGAAACTGCAAAGTCATTGACTTTATAAGCGCCAGCAATTCTGTAGCTTGTCCCGGCAACCATCGTTCCGGTGCTTATGTTTGCCTGTGTTGCACCCGCTGACGTAACACCTAAACCCGGACGGGAGCCAGAAGTCACATAACGCAACCCGTTAAAATTGGACGCAGTGTTATCAGAAGCCAGAAACAGGTTTTTGTTAGCCAAATAGTCGGATGATAAGGGCGTAAAGTCAGCGTAGAAAGTCCCCTCACTCGCGTTGTACCAACTACTGAAGTTCGTCCCCGTTATGCTTGCAAAATCAGCCGCACGGGTCACTTGTGACGCCACTGTGGGAATGTAGCTGGTGGCGAAGGCTCCGGCTTCTAGTTGAGCGCCCCAGATGTAGATGCCCGATGTGCCGTCGCCTACTGTGTCAGAAGCATTAACCTGCCCGTAAATTCGCGGTGATGCCGTTGCCGTGGCAACAGTTGTGTATGTAATTGAACATCTGTACCAGCCGTTACCGGCAGGTGTTATGGAAGCAGTGCAATTTGCAACGCCGGTAGTTGTTCCGTTTGCTAGATTGAAATATGCTCTTGTAATTGATGCAACAACCGTACCTGTAATTCGTAATTGACAAAAATTGTACTCACCTGCTTTAGCGTAAACACTAACGGTGTATGCTGTTCCAGTGGTTTGGCTTAAAGACTGAACAACAAAACCAAGTTGGCTAATGTTTGAAGTTATTTTGTCGCCAGTCAATGCCCCATCCGGCGCAATAACAGTATTTGCCGTAATACTGGAGTTGGTTTTAGTCCAAGCCGCATTGTCAAACTGCTCAGAATACGTCCACAAATTTACCCGCTGCTCTTCAATTAGCAGCCCAAGGCTTGCAAGCGTTGTGGGGTTGTAGTCAAACCGGGGTGCGTCGATGGCCGCTGTTTGGATCAGGCCGTTAGAGCCGGTGAACGTGGCCGTGGTAGAGCGTGTGAAGGTGATGCGGGGGTCGAGCGTGCTGGTGTTGGTGAAGTTAAGCAGCAGCGAGGGTGACAACTTGTTAAGCAAGTTCGGCCCGCCAAGCGTTGCTTGGTACGACACACCCAACGAAACAGCGTTACGCGCCCCAAGATAGCTCATTTTTTAGCTTTCGGTGCAGCACGTTTGACAGCATATGCAATGGCAACGGCCTGCTTGACGGGCTTGCCGCTCTTGACCTCCGCAGAGATGTTCTTGCGGAAGGCTTCTTTGCTGGTGGACTTGACGAGTGGCATTATTTACCCTTCTTGGCAGTTTTGGCCGACTCTTTGAACGCCTTGTCGGTAGGTGCGCCAGGCGAGCCAGGCTTTCGCATCTTCTCGTTAGAACCTTGCTTGATGCGCTCGCGTTTAGCTGCAATGTTACTGTAGAGTCCGGGTTTAGTAGCCATGATAGCCTTATTTTTGCATGATACGTTGGTTGATCGGTGCGTCTGTAGCAATAAACGGGTTGTACAGAAAATTTTCCGGTGCGTCTTGCTGCCGCACTTTTGCGGGTAGCCGCACAACGCTTTCATTTCTCATGTAGCTGTATTCAGGGCGTTTTGCGCCGTAAGTGCTAAAAGACCCTATGTATTCGCTAGGCACAATTCTGACAGGCATGTATTCCACACCTTGCTCCATCAGTACCATAGCGCGGTGACGCCCTTCATGCCCGGTTACGCGGGCGCGTGATTGGTCTTTAGACACACGCATTTCCAAATACGGGACATCCGCAAGCGGCGTGTTCGTGCTGATAGCTTGCCGAATGCGGTCCAATTTTTCTTTGCTTGGTTTTTCTAGCGGCGCAGACAATGACAAAAAATCTTGGGGGCGCACAAACGCAAGCGTTTCTTTTGCTTTGGGGTCGTTAGCTTGCTTAACTGCTCTTTGCACGGCGTTAGAGTCAAACAAATTGCTCGCCGCAACAACTTTATCCGCAACTTTAGACCCGGCAGAAAGTGACGGTACAAGGGGTAAAAGCCCAAGCCCAAGCAGCATTGCGTCGCCGTAGTTACCTTGCCGCGCCGCTTGCACAGCGTCGTAGCCTGACAAAAGATCACCAATTACAGGCGTAAACCCCAGCGCAGTCTTGGCAACATCCGATGCTTGTTCGGGTGACGCATAGCCACCTTGAAGCGCCCTAGCTTTTGCGCCCTGCGCGGCTATGTTTGGATTGCCAAAGTACGGGCGGCTGAGATCGGCTAAGGCGTTGGCCGGTGTGGGGGCAAGTGCATTGCTAGGCATTTAGCACTTCCATCGTTTGAGTGATGCCTTGGCCCGCTCTGCTGGACCTTTGGCGTTCTTTACGACGCCCTCCATGCGGGCGCAGAAGCTTGCCTTGCGGCCAGCGTCGGCTTTGGTCTTGGGGTTGGGCGCCGGCGCCTTGAGGTTCGAGCCAGTGGCTGCGTTGTACTTGGCGCGGCCCTTGGCGGTCAGGCCCGCGCCCTTGCTGACGGGCAGCTTTTCGCCCCGTCCAACGCTAAGAGACACGCCTTTTTTCGCCATTACGCCCCCATCCATGAGGTTGAGACAGTACCGTAGCCCATCGACCGCGCGGTGCGCTGCTTGTCTTCGCGCATCTCGCGGTGTGCCACAGGAAAGGCAAACGTCAACGCTATTGCATCGGCTGCGTCGGGGCTTGCCAAACCACGGGCTTTCATGTCCTTTTTGGACTCTAGGTAGATCGTACCACGAGAATCGGGCTTCATCTTAGGCGAAATCAGGTCACTTTTCAAGAACCTGTCGTTGGGCACGCTGGCTGACTTCAACCAATCGCGCATATCGCCCCACATTTCAGCCCGTTTGTTGCCATACATAATGGGGTTCTTGGCCTTGTTGCCGAAGTTCACGCCCCTGACCTTGTACCGCTGCTCTTTTAGCCGGTCTACGACCCCCGCCCCCAGCCCGCCCTCGTCGATATTGACCAGCGACGGCTTAAACTCCTCAATTGCGTCGATGACGTGCCCGACCACCGTCATGGTGTCGTCGCCCCGGTGCCGGATCAGCTTGACGATGTCGCGCCCCTGCCGCACGGCGATGACCGTTGCGTCTGCCCCGAACCGCGCCGGGTCTACGCCGATCACAATCGGCGCTGACTGGTCCATATGCTTAGCCCGTTTCATCGCCTCATCGACCACACCGATGCTGATGAA